TGTCATCAATACCACTGGCCTCATCAAAGATTACCAGCACACCATCAAAATTGTGCACACCAGCATAAGCATCCGGATTCTCTGCCGACCACAACCTACCCTCTACACCCCAGTACCGCGTACCCTTCTTAAGATCCTGCTCAACAAGCTCAGTCAACCACTTGGCAGGCGCCACTCGGGTGGCACTAACCTCAAACCAATGGCTGTTCAACCCCATAGCCAACCACTTGGTAATCTCCGCCCAAGTAATTGAACGCAGCTGATTCTCACTGTTAGCCGAGATAATCGTCGTACTACCAATCCGAGTAGACGCCATCCATATTGTCAACCAAGACACCAACGCAGACTTACCAATCCCCCGCCCTGACGATATAGCCTCTTGCAATACCGAATAATCAACCTTGCCATTGTTAAAAGCAATGTGATCCGTAATATCTTGCAACACCTCCCGCTGCCACTTACGTGGACCAGAGAAGTTCTCCAACGGCGTACCCTTAACCCCCCAAGGAAACAAATACTTAACAAACGCTAAAGGATTGTCTTTCAGCGCAGTACTCCATAACACCGCCATTAACTCTTGCTCGTCTTCAGGTTTGTAGATTGTGGTTTGCATAAAAATAAAAATTGTTCGTGAAGTGTCCGCAACTGTAGCGCCTAACCCCTTGGCCCTCCCTCCCCCTCCCTGGGCGTGACGTCTACAACGTCTACAAGGCGTGACTGTGCAGCTTGCAAGGCACCACTAATACTAATACGCGTATCGCTCACTTGGACGTCAAGGCGATCGCCGTAGATTTTTGGTGCCAGCTTACTGGCTCTCCAGCGCATCGAGTCAAGCACAACCCGAGCTGCATGGCTATCCATCGTGCCTGCCGATACAGCCTCCTCCACAGCCTCCATGCGGTCAAATAGGGTATCGGCCTGAGCGGTTCGAGCGCGCGCGTACCTGACGGCAAATTGTCCGTCCGAGACGATCCACCGTTGAACCGTCCTGAAATCTGGCATTCCATCATCTTGGCAAACCTGACGTAACGACCTGCCAGTCTGGATTGCTTCAACGACCTTTTCTTGAATCTCTGTAACTTCATCCGTCGCATACGCCATGTTAGTGCCTCCTAACTTAATTTACTAACCACATGGTCAGCAATGCACCATTTTACCCACAATGGTCTTACACAAATGCACACTCCTTAAGGAGTGTGTGCATACAGTGTAAGGGTATACCCTTGTTTTGTCAGAATCTTACACAATGCACAATGTATAAATTGTGTAAGAAATGTAAGGGTAAACCCTAATGTATAAATGTACAGTACACAAAGATCAACTGTACAAATGATCAGTGTAAACATAGGGTTTGTCCTAGGTAGACTGCTACAAATATTGTTACACTGTAGTCTCACTAACCAACCTGGAAAGCATCAAATGACAAAATTCCAAACCCGCGAAGTACAAAAAACCCTTGAACATGGTGCAGTTCTTGGACTTGATTATGTGGCCCGTAGCTTGTCATCCTTGCACCGCTGCGCCATGTCAGACAAAGCAAAGCGTGAAATTTATGAGGCAGCAATTAGGGTTCGCGCCCATCTCAGCAAAGAATGGATTGTCTGATCACATCCTGTAGCGCATCAGTGGTGCGTTATGGGATGTCATCCGGCATCGAACAATTAACCTAGGACAAAATCATGGCGAAACTATCGGCCCACGGCACTGAAATCGGACGTCTAGTATTTACTGCATACAGTAAAGCATATATGTCGGACGGCAAAATTCTGAAAAACTACGGGGATGGCTGGAAGTTATCTGCCAAATTAAAGCCAGGGGTTAACCCCGAAGATTATTTCAAAAAGTGTCAAGTTAAGCTGATTGAATGGGCTATTGCAAACCCCGAAGCAGCAGCGTATAAGAAAGCACTCCACAATCTAACCTCACAATCTAATCGCTCTAAGCTGGCTATCAGTGTCCAACTTATGCCCGATGATGCCGACGGCATATGGTCAGATTGTTGCGATGGTTGGTCAGGCAATATCCATGCTGATCTGGATGAAATCGCAGAATTGTGCCAATTGTACTTAGCGATACCGCGCAAAGAAACCGAAACCGCGTAAAGTTTCAGCTACTGCCTATATTGTAGGCAGTGGCGGCAATTTTGCCGATACTAGGAAAACACCATGAAGCAGACCGTCAACCTTGAATCATTCATGCAAGAATTTCATGCATATAACCGCTATGACCAATTCGGTTATGAAGCTTTAAAGGCATTGTTTGAATACTGTGAAGATGTAAACCCAAATATGGAACTGGACGTTATCGCGCTTTGCTGCGAATATGCTTGCGAGACTTGGCAAGGTGTTGCTTCAGATTACGATATTGATGTTGATGGTGTGACTGATGACGATGAAGGAAAAGAAATTGTCCGAGATTGGCTTAATGAGCACACATCTATTATTGGCGAAACCGATACTGGATTTGTTTATTGCAGTGCATTTTGAGCGTAATTAACCTAATGCTCTGCGAGCCAGGGCATTGTGGCAATTATGCCAATTAACCTAAGGACAATCATGGAACACGCAACTATCGAAACCACTACAGCCACAATCGACAATGATCTAATGATCATGCCCGGCCATCTTGCAGCTATTGCCATGTTTGCAGCCAAGAAAGATATCCGGCATTATCTAATGGGCGTATGCATTGACACCGGACCTGCTGGTACGTTTATTGTCGCTACTTGCGGCCATGCTATGGCAGTCCACCAAATCGACAATGTGGCTCGGCCTGCTGGTCAACTTATCATGCCACTAGTGCCACTTGCCAGCATGATCAAGGCAAACAGGCGCGTCGGTATCAAACTAACCCTGCCTGCTGGTTTTGCAGGTAAGTATGACAACAATACTCGCGTCAAACGTCAAGTTACCCTCGAATCACTCAAAGGTGAAATTTCCATAGTGCCAGAAATGGACGGCATTTTCCCTGACTGGCGCCGAGTTGCAAAGTATGACGATGCACCATACCCGCAGCAAGTGTTTTTTAACCCTCACTATCTGGTCCGAGTTGCCGATGCTGCTGACTTGATTAGTGAGCGTAAATTTGCCGTCCAAGTGCGTCCAGGTGGCACTGGTGTAGGTTTTGCCACTTTGGACCATGAAGGCAAGACAGTAGCCTATGTTATGCCGATAAGGGGCACCATTGACGATCTGTCCAGCAAACCCACAATGACCTATTGATCAAATAACCCTCAAGCCCTTACAGTGTAAGGGTTTATAGCTATCATTTTAGGAGTGAACGACATGAAATATCAAATAGTCTTTGTTGAAATTTACGGTCATATCGAAAAATGCAAGTTACTTGCAAGGCATGGAAAATATGTAATGGACGTTGAAAGATTGTCAGATGGAAAATGTTTCTGGGTGAATGCAGCATGAGAAAACTAATAATCACCCTGCTACAGGGATTAATCGGCGCTGCCGTATGGGGTCTTCCTTTTATCTATTATTTTTGGAGTATGAAACCATGAGCTGTTATTCTGTATTTGACCAAAAAACTAATAAACAAATTAGGGTATTTCATTACGATATTTTGGTTTCAGATGATTGGAAACGCGCAAAGCGTTTGGCGTTTGACATGGCACAAGGTATGCACAAGGGAGGGTATCCCTGCACTGTGGAGCAATTCCATATGTCTAGCATTGTGGGCAAACAAATTTTTAACACCAATGAGGCAACAGTATGACCTACGATGACGATGAACAGTGGCACGATATCCCCGATGATGAACCCGGCATATGCCCTGCCTGTAGCGGATCAGGAGAGGGTCAGCATGAGGGTACTACCTGTTATCAATGTAAAGGGGCAGGGGAATGCTAGACCACGATATCACCGACAAGATACACCACCTGATGCACCTGTACGCATGGTGCCACCAAGAGGCAATGGAGTACCTGTATTACTCGGAATATGATCCTTCCGATTGGCTCGGCACCCGGTGGGAGGGTGAACCATGCTCTTAGCTGCCATAGTGGCCGGTTTGCTGGCTCTGCTGCTAAACCTGTAACGATACCTGAAACGATAAGCCCCTTTACAGGGGCTTTATTGTTTCTATCTGGCGCTTCGCATCCTCAAAACCACGCCCCACAATCACGCGATGGCCGATACCCTCTAGGTACGCGATCCAGTCCTTTTGTACTGGTGACACCACGCCCCCGGCCTCACGCTTCATTTCAATCCACATTCCCCACGCTGGCACGAATAAATCAGGCACCCCTGCCTGTACCCCTTCGGCCTTCAACGCAGCCCCCTGAGAGCCCCCACGATGGCCCCCATTGGGTATTGCAAAGACTCTCACGCCAGGGTAAGTTCTGCGAAACCATGCCACTAACCTGACCTGCTGTAAATGTTCGGACTCCATCAGAATGGCACCGCTTCCACCCACAAGGCGCAGCCCCCAGGCTCAGATGCAAATTCTGGTGGCGGTGCCTCGCCAAACTCGGCGCAAACCCCGTCGGGCCTGTAATAGTCGCAGGTATGACAGACCTTAGGCGGCTCGGCCTTCAAGGTGGCGCGGTAGTGTGTAACGATTGCGGGTTCTGGGTGACGGGTGTTCATTGGTTCCATGTCCTCTTTAGTACGGTAAAAAAACGGCCTTCACGCTTAAATTCTATGGCGCTGGGTGGCCTGCCCTCGGTCATTTGCTGGGCCATATGATGCAGGTCGGCGGTTCCATAGTCCAGAGTTACGCCTGATTTAATAGCAATCCCAGTTAATAAAAGCCTGCTTTTTTCCCCAGCATAGCCATCGTGCGTTACTGCCAGATACTCAGTCACTGGTGGGTCACTCAAGTTCCCGTAATAGGTCAGGGAAAGCATTTCCCGGCCACTGGCTCGGCTTATATGCTTGCGCCATGTCCAGCTACTGACTTCCAAGTCAGTACCGTCGTTGCCCATGATATCGTGGTTGTGCAACTTCAGGGTAGGGCGCTCGGGTTCGGGGAACGGATGCAGGCAAGCTGGGCACTCTCTCACGCTTAAAGCGCATATCTCCTGACAGTTCTCGCAAACCTTAACCGGCGCTTCGCCCTGCTTCTCGCCCTTCTTTGGTGGTGGTCGGACGGCGGTAATGGGGCCATGTTGTTCGACTACGCCTGCAAAGTCTAGGACCAGGCAGTCAGTTTTACCGGGCGCGATCCGCAGGCCACGCCCTGCCATCTGCACATACAGGCCGGGACTCATAGTAGGGCGCAGCATAGCCACCAGATCAATCCCAGGCGCGTCAAAGCCCGTGGTCAATACATTGGCATTGGTTAATGCTGTAATTCGCCCTGCCTTGAAGTCGGTCAAGATGCGGTCACGCTCATTGGATGGTGTATCTCCGGTCACGCATTCGGTGGTAATGCCCTCGTTATTCAATGCCTCAGCAATGTGCTGGGCATGGGCAACCCCAGCGCAAAACACCAGCCAAGACTTGCGGGTATGCCCCAAGCGCACTATCTCAGCAGCCACCTTTCGGTTCTTGTCGGTGGTGTCCACAGCAGCCTGCAACTCGGATTCAATGTACTCGCCCCCACGCTTATGCACCCCGTCCACTTCCAGCTTGGTGGCGGTTAATTTACTGCGTAAAGTTGATAGAAACCCTTTGTGAATGAGTTCTTCAATGCTTACCGGCTCAATTAAGGCGTCGAATATGGCAGGCTTGTCAGTGATGTAGCCGTGGCCTAACCTGTACGGGCTGGCGGTTAATCCTATCACCCTCACGTTCGGATTTGTCCGATAGATGTCCGATAGAAGTGTCCGATAGCCGCCTTCGTCCTTGTGGCTCACTAGGTGAGCCTCGTCTATGATAACCAGGTCAACATGGCCTATTTCCTTGGCTTTGGTGCGGACAGACTGGATGCCTGCGAACGTGATGGGTTCCCCCAATTCTTTCTGGCGCAGCCCAGCAGAGTAAATGCCCATTGGTGCATTCGGCCAGTGGTAACGCATCTTGTCGGCGTTCTGGCTGATCAATTCTCGGACATGAGTAAGCATCAAAATGCGCGTCTCCGGCCAACTTTGCAGCGCGTCCTTGCATAGTGCGGCAATGATGTGGCTTTTGCCTGACCCGGTGGGCAGCACCAGACAAGGGTTGCCGGTGTTGCCTGCTTCAAACCAAGCGTAGAGTTGGTTAATGGTGCGGGTTTGGTAGTCACGCAAGGTAGTCATGCTTCAAATCCAAACGATTGTTGTGCAGTGCGAATGTTTTGCAGTTGGCAATAGTCTGAATTCAATTCACACCCAATGTATTGCCGCCCAAGGTTTTGCGCTACCTGTGCAGTTGTGCCGCTGCCCATAAATGGGTCAAGGACAATGCCTCCCACTGGTGCGCCAGCCAGGATACAGGGTTCAAT